ATAATAACCAACGTTTTTCATCTTAAAAAACCCCAAAACTATATCTTGTAGTCGAAATGGAAGAAAATTTTCAAAAGACACAATATGTTGTGGTCGGCTTATTGAAACGCTAATCTATTTTCGGAAAAAGTAGACAATAGAAATCACCTCCAAAAAATAAATTTCAACTTTGAAAGGTGTAAAGTTGTCAAATTCAGCTCTTTCATAAGAAATTCCTAACTTTCAAAGGTGTTGTGAATATCGACGAAACCAGAAAGATAATAACCAATGTTTTTGAGATAATGACTTGAAAATAATAACCAAAAGTGCTATTCTAAAGAAAAACGTTTGGAGGTTTTGACGAATGGGCAGAATAAGAATAACTAAAACTCCTGCACTAGCTGGCGGCACTGAGAAGCGCATTAAGCAGCTTCAAAGACTGGAAAAGCAGTATCAAGAATGGAAGAGTGAATTTACCATTGATTTCTGCTTTACTACATTTATGGTTGTCCAGCGCGAGCGCAATAACAGCGAATATACCATTTACAACTACAAGTGCTTCTATCGTAGATACACCAAGTTTTTGGAAGAATGTTTCAATGCTTCTCCTAAGACAACTTCAATGGAGATTTTTGAGACTGAGCCGCACCAAGCAGTGTTTATGGAATGGCTCAAGCGCCAAGGCTTACAACAATCTAGTATCAATGCCTTTTTGCGCAATATGAAATCTTTCTGCTTCTGGGCAGTAGAAGAAGGATATATTGACAACTTCAAGTGTCCTATCAAGCAAGTTCCAACTAAGGTCAAAGAAGTTTACACTGTCCAAGAGTTGGAGAAGTTGATGGTCAAGCCGCCTATTACCGACTTTTACAACTTCCGCGCCTATTGCCTAATCAGCTTAATGTTGAATACTGGCGCGCGGCGTAGGACTTTATCCGAAATCCGTATCAAAGACTTAGAGGTTGAAGAAGGTTATATCAACTTCAATACCACTAAGACTAACAAGGTTGTGCGCCTTGGACTTGAGCGCAAGACTAGAAGAGACTTAGCTGAATGGCTTCAATATTGGCGACTTGATAAGGGCGCAGAGGAAGATGATTTCCTTTTCTGTAATGAATTTGGTGGTCAGCTTTCGCCCAATTCAATTACTTACACTATTGGCAGATACAACAAAGAACACGGCGTAGAGAAAACCAGTGTTCACCTTTTCCGTCATACATTCGCCAAGATGTGGATTACAAGCGGTGGCGACATTATCACTCTTGCCAAGGTGCTGACGCATAGTGAGTTAGAAATGGTTCAGCGCTATTCTAACCTATATGGCGGCGACGTGAAGAAGGAGATTGAACAACACAGCGCCATTAGCCAAATGAAACAGAAGGGTGGTAAAACTCTCAAAAACCAGAAAGGAGAACGCTAATGTTTATCTTTGAAGAAGTTGAGCCTTTGCCGCAAGAGTGCCAAGAGTGCGAAGAGGTAGAAGAGTGGGGTGTTGATTGCGCTTGCTACAACTGCGACTTTGCCTTAAAGCGCTTCAAGATGATTAGAGTTGAAGACGACTAATTCTTGCTTTCGCGCCCAATAATTTGATTTTCCACTAATTTTATGGTATAATATCTATAGAAAGTGGAAGAGAAATATAAAAAGATTCCCCAAGCCGTATTTCCCCTTTTCCACGGCTTGGGGTTTTCTTTGCTTACAGAGCAGCAATTCTGTCAAACATAGTGGGCTTCTTAGTTTCCTTCTTAGGAGCGATTTCGGGCATAAAAGCAGTAGTGAAATCATTCTTAATCTGAATGAAGGTGATGGGGCGCATTACAATCTTGGGAGCAGCAGTCTTATCAGTTGTCCACTTGCCGTTAACCTTAACACGAGGATAAACCTTACATTCTACTTTCTCCTTAGCCTTTGCCTTGAGCCAAGCGGTCTGATTGTTAGCGACACACCAATCAATGATGTCGTCGATGGTCATAGTCTTATAATCCATTAGAAATCTCCTTTATGTATATTGGGGATAATTTCATTATAAGCACTTTGCGCGAAATGTAAAGACTTAAATTTTCATTTTATGAAATTTTCCCACATTTTTTGAGTGGGAACACAATATTCTCACTTATAAGTGTAAGGAAGAGAACAGCGACTATCTTCTCTGACAAAACAGTTAGTTCTCACATTTTATTCAAAAAGAAATTTCCCTCTCTAATAGGGTAGCGTGGTTTGAGCCATTTCCACGCTATTCCTTTTGGCTAAAATTGTGGGCACGATGGAGGAAAGAATGAAAGAAACAAAAGATGTATTTATCAAAGTTAGAGTGTCAGAAGCAGAGCGCGCAATGATAAAAGAATATGCGGCTGCGCACAATCTGACCATTAGCGAACTAATCAGAATGTCTATAGCAAGAACTATGGGCGAAAAGCAATAATTTATTTGGAGGAAATTTCAATGAGTATTAGAATGAGAAAAAGTTTCAACCTTGGTAATGGCGTGAGAGTTAATGTTTCTAAAAGTGGCATTGGCGCAAGTGTTGGAGTAAAGGGCGCGAGAATCACAAAAACTGCTAATGGCGCAGTTAGAAAAACGGTTAGTGTTCCCGGCACTGGTTTAAGTTATGTGAGCCAGACCAAGAAAACCAAGAAAAACAATGTAAGCAGACAGGGCGCAACAAAGGCACCTTTAGGGCTGTTTGGAATTGTGTTAAGAGTTCTGGCTGTAGTTATGTTTGCTATGGGCGCTCTGTTAGCTTTAGTTGAGCCTGTTATGGGCATTGGCGCAATCATTTTCGGTGTAGCTGAGTGGGTGATTGGCGGCAAAATGAGAAAAGCAGAGAAAAAGGCAAAAAGTTCTACTTAATGGAGGAATAACAAATGACCAAAGAGACAAATGAATTTATTATCTTTACACCTTGGCTTGCTTATGAGCTGCGCAAATAGGGCTTTAAGCTGCTGAGAACAGACGTTAATAAAAGATATCCTCAATATGATTGTTGGGTATTTGAAGATAGCGTTGATTTACAGCTTGCTATCTCTTTTCTGACTAAAAGAAAAAAGCAACGCTAATTTAATTATCTAAGGAGGCAAATGGAAATGTCGGTTCCAAATTAGGATATAGTAAAAATTGGAAAGCGCGAGCCATTCAATCAAGAGAATATCTATGGGCGCTTTCACATTGACGCATTACAAACAGCTATGACTACTCTTAAAGGAGAAACATTGAAGCTCTGGCTGTATTTAGCTAAAAACCAAGATGACTACCAATTAGAGCTAAGCCAAAAGGCGCTAGCTGAATGGGGTTTAAAAAAGGATGCTTACTACACAGCAAAGAAGAAGCTGATTGAAGTTGGTTATCTTACTCCATTGCGCGAAGGTAGCAATATACTGGTTTTTTCTGAAATTCCGAAAAAATGAATGGTCATTCTGAAAATCCGAAAAGTTTTCTGAAATTCAGAAAAGTTTTCTGAAAAACCATAGAGAAATATAACAATATAATACATATATATAACATTTATCTTTCACTGCCTTTCGGCAGCCTTCGGCAGCCAAACAGGCAAGGCAGTGAAAGAGTGGACTGCGAAACCTTCGGTTTCTTGCCCACATCAATCAACCCCAATGGAGGCAAACAATCTCTGAGGGCGCTGCGCGCTTTGTAAGCTTGTTTTCTCTCTTCTGGAATACACAGACACTACCAATCACAGAAATCAGCTCTGACGCGCTTCCAAAGCCTCAGAAACAATTTTAAATTTTTTCTTGCTCTTGTGGGCACAAATTTTTAAAGACATATATCAGCTTTTTCACTTATAGGTGAAGGGAGATGAAACCCAAAAAATTTTTTAGAGAGGTAATTTCAATGAAAGACATAAAAGGCTATGAAGGACTATACGCAGTAACGAGCTGCGGCAAAGTATGGAGCTATAAGCGCTCTAAATTCCTAAGTTAGAGATACGACAAAGACGGCTATCCAAGGATTGACCTATACAAAGATGGTAAGCCTAAAACCTTTTTCGTTCATCGTCTAGTAGCAGAAGCTTATATACCTAATCCCGACAATCTGCCGCAAATCAATCACAAGGACGAAGACCGCACAAACAACAGTATCAACAACCTTGAATGGTGTAGCGCGCAATACAATGTAAACTATGGCACACGCACTGAGCGCGCAATGTAGGGAGTTAGAAAGCCTGTTTTGTGTGTAGAACTTAACAAAGTATTTAGAAGCCAAAAGGAAGCAGCAGAAGAACTTGGTTTAGTGGCTACTTGTATTGGAAGATGCTGTAAAGGCAAATAGAAAACAACTGGCGGCTATCATTTTTAGTCTGTATAGAGAGGTGCTTAAAATGAAACATAATCACTTATTAAATCACTATCAACTTTAGGTGCTTGAACAAGCTGTAAACGCAGAAAAGGGTGGTGTTCATCCACACGCTTATCCGCGCAATGAAACCGAAACACTTTTAATTCACTATTATCAATATGTCTATGATGGCACACCTTGCGACATTGAAATTGTTGCTGGCGCGCTGCGTAGTTTGTATGACTTTTGGGCTTGCTACTTTGCTTGCGGCGCTGATACTGCTTTTGCTATCAAAGAAGAATATGACCGAATTTTAATGGCTGAGCTTGAGGAAAAGCACCGTAAATGGGAAGAAGAAGCAAACGCACGACTTGAAAGAGAAGTCGCTAAATATGGAGAATGAAATGGTAATGAATGTAAACAAGCTGATTGAGTTTTTGGACACTATAGACTACATACGCAACATCAATTACTACACAAATGACTGTATGGCGCATGACTCAATCATAAACGCAATAAAAGAGTTCGCTGAATCGTCAGAATTTGACATTAGCGGCTTATTTTGGTAGAATTAAATATGAATATAACGAACCGAGAGCCAAATGTTTTAGTTTGGCTCTCTTTTTATTTACTCTTTATAAACAGATTTCACTTTCAATTTAGAGGAGGTGGCGATGATGGCACTGAAACCAACACAATTAGCCTGTATTGAGCTAATGTTAGCACATCCAACAATGAGTGTTTCTAAGTTAGCTGATGAAGTAGGCGTTAATAGAAATACTATAAGTGATTGGAGACGCAATAACAAAGCATTTCAAGAAGAATATCAACGCAGACTGCGCGAGAAGTGGGAAGAATGTGAAGGAATTGCTGTTGAGACTATGAGGAATTTAGCAAGCGAAGGTGATTTCAAAGCTTCTAAATATATCCTTGACAGCTTAGGCTATGCTCCCGCACAACGTATTGAAGCAGACGTAAAAACAGACATTCAAATCAACATTGAGGAGTGAGGAAATGGCAACATACAAAAAGAAACAGAACGCAAAACTGTCTGACAATTTCACATCAAATGAGTTTGATTGCCACGGCGCGGGCTGTTGTTCTCAAACTCTTATCAATCCTTAGTTAGTTGAATATCTACAAGCTATTCGTAATCACTTTGGAAAACCAATAACTATTACAAGTGGTTATAGATGCCCAACTCACAATTCCCGCATTGGCGGCGCTACTGGTTCGCGCCATACAAAGGGTGATGCCGCTGACATTGTTGTGAGCGGTGTTTCTTCGCGCGAAGTGGCTAAATACGCTGAGAGTATTGGTGTTAAAGGTATTGGACTTTATGAGACTGCTGCTGATGGCTATTTTACTCACATTGACACACGAACTACTAAGAGCTTTTGGTATGGACAGAGAGAAGAGCCACGCACTACTTTTGGAGGCAGCGCGCCCAGCTCTACAACTACCACACCAAGCGCGCAGATGAACACAGTTTAGGTCAATCTTCCTACTCTTGAGAAGGGCGCAAAGAATGTCTATGTTGAGATTGCTCAGCTGAAGCTTGGTATTGGTTCTGATGGAATTTTCGGACAAGGCACATACAACGCAATAAAGCAATTCCAATCTAAGCGCAATCTACCAGTAACAGGAAAGGTGGATGCTACAACTTGGAAAGCACTGTTCAGCTAAGGAGTTGCGAAATGGCACAAATAACACTTAATCTCAAGAAATCTCTATTCGTGCCTAAATACTATCCTTTGCTTCTGGACTATTCGCACAGATGGGAAGTTTATATGGGAAGCGCTGGTTCAGCTAAGTCATACTTCATTACATAGAAACTGATTATAAGATGCTGTAATGAAAAGATAAAAGTATTGGTCTGCCGCCGTTATGGGACAACTTTGAGAAATACTTGCTTCTCACTTTTCAAAGATATTATAGCGAAGTGGAAACTTACACCTTATTTAAAAATCAGAGAAACAGATTTCAATATCAGATTTCCTAATGGAAGTGAGATAATCTTTATGGGACTGGATGAAGAAACCAAGCTGCTATCTCTAAACAATATCGGCGCAATCTTTATTGAAGAAGCTTTTGAAGTTCCTAAACCAATAGTAGAACAGCTGAACTTGCGTATGCGTGGCACTAACGCAAATCAGCAAATCTATATGGCATTTAACCCAATATCTAAAAATCATTGGCTTTATGATTTCTGTGAAATCAATCCACCAACAAGCTTTGTTTATACTCACAGCACATACAAAGACAATCCGTTCTTGAATGAGGCTTATATAAAAGAGCTTGATGAAATGGAAAAGCGCAATCCTTCCAAATACAGAGTGTTTGGTAGGGGAGAGTGGGGAGTAGATGCTGAAGGTTTAGTTATTACCAATTGGCGCGCAGAAGAGTTTGACCCAATGGCGCTTGCTGCTGCTGGTTTAGAGCATAGGGCTGGAATGGACTTAGGTTGGGTTGATAAGAGCGCAATCATTGATACTCTTTACGACAAGCAAAACAAAACAATTTATGTATTCAATGAGTTCTATAGAAGCGGCTGTTAGTTGAGTGATTTAGTAGTTATGATGAAAGATATGAACTTGAGAAAGACGAAAGTTTATGTTGATGCTGCTGAGCCGCGTTCTATTCAATTCTTTAAGAATGAAGGATTAAATGCTGTAGCTTGCGCGAAAGGTAAAGATAGTGTTAAGGCTGGATTGATGTTCTTATAGGACAATCTGATTATTGTTCATCCACGCTGTAAATCATTTATCACTGAGTTAGAGAATTTCAGCTATAAGAAATCAAAACAAACAGGCGAATGGACTAGCGAAACAACACACGAATGGTCACACGCAATTGACGCTTGCCGCTACGCCTACTCTGATATTTATACAAACACAAAACTAAAAACTCTGAGTAAGACAACTTTGAGTTTGTAATAGGAGGTTCAAATGTTTAAGATTTATGATGGAAGAAAAGAGTTCTATCAATGGGACTTAGACAGAAAGTTGATTGTAGAAGACAAGACAATCAGCGAAGTTCATTTCTGTAATAGAATGGGCGCAGTGTCTGTCATTCGCTATGTCTATGAAGTAAATGGACTGTATTTGGTTGATGTTCCTAATCTATTGCTACAGGACAGTTTCAGAATGAATGTCTATGGCTATGACAAGAACTATACTAAGCACTCTAAGAACTTTAACATTGTCGCGCGCACTCGTCCCGAAAACTATGTTTTTACTGATGAAGATGTAAATACTTGGAAAGAGCTGGACGAGCGCATTAACAACATCGAAAAAGAAGCTGTTCCCGAAGCAGTTATTGAAGCTGTTGTTTAGGACTATTTGAGAGAAAATCCCGCTGTAGATTTGAGCGGTTATGCTACTGAGGAATATGTAGATTAGGCTGTCGGCGCTATCGAAATTCCAGAAGTAGACTTGAGCAACCACTACACCAAGGAAGAGACACGCAATCTGATTGAAGCTGATTTGGCTTATTATGCTACTAAGACTTATGTTGACCAAAAGATTGCTGAGGCTGAGCTAGGCGGCGAAGATGTTGATTTAAGCGGCTACTACACTAAAGAAGAGACTGATACAGCTATTTCTGATGCTGTTGGCGCTGTCGAAGTTCCTTCACTTGATGGTTATGCTACTGAGCAGTATGTAAAAGACGCAATCAACGCAATTCCAGAAAAGGATATGAGCAACTATGCTCTAAAGACCGAAATTCCCGATGTTTCAAGCTTTACTACTATGAGCGCAGTTGAAGCAAAGGGTTATCAGACTGAAACCCAAGTCAATTCTCTTATCAACGCTGCTTTGGGGGTGATTGAGAATGGAAGCTATTAAAGAAGAATGGAGAGTAATTCCCAGCTATCCTAACTATGAAATTTCAAATTATGGATAGGTGAGAAGAGTTTGGAAAAATCATACCAATCTAAAATCAACAAGAGTTAACCAGTTTGGTTATGAAGAAATCCATATGAGCAAAGACGGCAAGAATAAACATTGCCGCATCCATCGTCTTGTCGCTGAAGCTTTTATTCCTAATCCAGATAATTTGCCAGAGGTTAATCATATCGATGGTGTTAAGCTAAATAATTGCGTGGAAAATTTGGAATGGACTTCAAGAAGCGCTAATATGTTACACGCTTACAGTATTGGAAAAGGACGGTGGAAGAAATGAGTTTAACTGATAAACTGACTGCTATTGGTGATGCTATCCGCGCCAAGACTGGCGAAACCGCATTACTAAAGCTTGATGATATGCCTACTGCTATTGCTGGTATTCAGACAGGCGGTGGAGATGGAGACACAC